AAGGCCCGAAGCGTCACAGCCAACAAGGACCCGTCCCGCAGGCGCAGTGAACAACGAACGGCACTCATAGCCATACTCAGCGTTGACTGAGGGACACTGTGCGATGTTAGGGGCCTGGTGGGAGCACCGTCCACTGACCGTCCCCCCTGTGTTCACTGACCCGTGTATGTGTCCATTCCTGACCATCTTGAGCCAGCCTTGGCGCCCCTCAGATATCTGCCCGAGGCGCTTAGCCACCAGCAGATACTCCAGGAGCATAAGGCTCTTCTTGCTGTTGATCTCACGAAGCACAGGCTCGTTGATTGCAGGCCGTTTCCCTTCATAATGCTTGGGGTCCCATCCGTCAGCCATAAGCCTCTCTGCAATCTGGTCTCGTGATGATGGATTGAACGGAACAGACTTAGTGCGCATGGGGCCCTTCTCAATCTCAGCGGCCTTGTGGCCAGCGGCAAGGGCTTCCTTCTTGGTCTCCCATTGTTGCAGGTCATCAGTGACCCACCAAGGGCGTTTAGTGACAAGGACCTTCGGAGGGAACAGTGATTGAAGTTCCGACTCGAGGGTGGCCCTTCGCACGATAAGCTTCTTCAAGAGTTGCTCAGCCGCCTCAAAGTCAAACGGGAACCCATTCCACTCTTGCTGACGTATGGCCGTCGCAAAGTCCATCTCAAGGCGTAGGTCTTGGTCGGTGGGCGTCCGGTCTTTCATGAGGTAAGTGAGGAGTGCCTCATTCACAACAACATCCTGAACACAGTAGTCCTCCATGTCTTCGCTCCAGTGCTCCCAAGTCTCGGTGGCCCCGTGGTCATCCTTGTGGACGCCTAAGCGCATTCCCCAAGACTTCAACGAGTGGGCACCGCGCAGGAAGGTAGGGAGCTTAGCCTCGGCCCAGTCCTCCTTCTTACGGTCAGGGTGGTTAAGGCGCCCCAGGACCATCGTGTCGATCACACAGTCGTGGGTAAAACCATACAGCTTCTTAAGGGCTGGTAGGTCAAACCCAATGCCGTTGTGGGCGACCAAGCAGTCGGCCTTAGCGAGCCTCTCCAGGGCCTCAGGGATCGTGTTCATCTCTGAGTTGTTCCGGTAGCGGTGTGTGCCCTCATTGTCCATGATGACAATACAGTGGACTACCTTAAGGTCACCCAGGGTCTTCCATTCCTTAATGGCGTTTGTTTCAATATCAAATACAGCAGTGTTCATTACTTAAAATGGGTTGTTGGTGTCAATAAGGTGCGACTCAGAAAGGTTACCACTCACCTTGTCGTAGGCCAGTGTGCAAGCAATCCCAGTCTCACCACTGAAGCGGTTCTTAAGGACACGCACGGTTGTCTTGTTGCGGTCCTCAACCTCTTCGGCTTGCTGAGAGCGCTCCAGCCCCAGGACCATGTCACTCAGTTGTGCTATTGCCTGGGAGCCCCTAAGGTCTGACAGGCTGACTGCCCTGCCGTCCTCGTGGCCCCGTCCTTCTGGCCGCTTAAGGTGGCTCACAAGCAGCATGGCGACCTTCGTCTCCTCAACGAGCGAGCGCAGTGCTGTCATTGTGTTGTCAATAAGCCTGCGTTCGTCCCCATTGCCAATGCCAGAAACAACAATGCTGATGTGATCTAACACAACAAAGTCAACGTCATACGTTTTGATCATGAAGCGAATCCTATTGAGCAGGCTGTCTGACGCCAAGCTCCCGAAGTGATCGTAAACGTAAAAACGACCATTGCCTACAGTGGCCTTGAAGGCAGCGTCGAATTCCTCATCGCGCTCAAAGGGCTCAAGGTGAAGGCACTTGCCCATCTCTAAGCCTACCAACGACAAGGCGGTCCTCTCCACTGACTCCTCAAGGGCAATGTAACCAATGCGCTTGTCTGTCGTCTTCATGAGGTGGTGAGTAATGATTCTACACACCTGGCTCTTACCAATCCCACTGCCAGCACACAACGTCACGATCTCAGAGTGCCTTAGGCCGTGTGTTATTTTGTTAAGGCCTTCAAAGGGATACTCAAGGGCCTCTATGCTCTGGTGCTCAGCAATCTTTTCGTAGATGTCTACGCCCGCCAGGATGTCGTCAGGCCTCCAAAGCTTCGCGTCAAAGATGGCATTAATGAGTGCTGCCTTCTGTCCATTGACCAAACAATCGTTAGCGTCCTTCAAGGGCAGGTGGGCGACCTTACACTGCCCAGCGGGCAACAAATGGGCAACCTCCTCGACTGCCTTGCGCCCTTGCTCGTCCATGTCAAACATCAGAATCACTTCCTTGAAGCCTGAGAGCCACTCAAGGTGACGCTTGAACATCGCCTTGGCTGACTGTGAGCCTGCGCCCAGTGAAACAACAGGGTATTTCCCCCCGGTGGTCATGGCGACTGACATCGCGTCTATTTCCCCTTCAGTAACAACAACCTTAAAGTTAGGCGTTGGGTTAGCCCAGATGTTCTGGCCGAAGAAGTGGTCAGGCTTCCCTGAGCAGCGGAATTCTTTACTAGCATAGCGATACTTCTGGGCAATCTTCTGCCCATCAATGTCGTAGTAGTTTGCAATATGACACTTGTTGCCATTGTGGTTACCAACTTGATACCTGTATTTCCGACAGGTAGCTTCGTCGATGCCTCGGGATTCAAGGGCTTGGTAGTCACCCTCAATAAAGGGGATATTTTTATTCGTGTTGTTCATTACTATCATAGGAGGTTGTTCAGAGTCTCCCTTTTTAAAAACTCCACAAGAAAAGCACTTAGTGGAATTGTCTTCGTTAATTGTTAATGCGTCACTGCTCCCACAGTCGGGGCAGGGTTGATGATTTAACAAGGCGGTAGGTTCAGCCATTCTTTCGGTATTGCTTGTGCACACCACAGAAAGCCATGCTTATCACACCAAGACCCGTAGGTCGTAGTGCTCCTTGAGTTCAGCCTTAGGCCTGCGTTCTGGAACACAAAGCGAAGGTCAACGTCAGGGTGTTGCTCACGAACCAGCAAGTGCTTGGTCCTGTCAGAGGGCTCAAAGTAACCTTTAACTTCCAACATGATGCCATTAGGCAAGATGAAGTCAGGCGTGTAGGTGCAGTCCCTCGTGAACTTTAGCTTATGACTCTCGTAGGTGTAATCAACCCCAGCCCCCTTGAGGGCCGAGGCGACACGGGCTTCGAGTTTAGAACGAAAAGGCGTCGTCGTTGGCCTCTTTGGATACCTGCGGCGTCTCATCATTTGTCAGTTCATTTGTGAACGCTTCACCACCAGAAAAGCCATCAACAGAATCAAACGGCATGTCATCGGCTGAGAACTCCTTTAGGGCAATGATTTGAACACTACGCAAGCGCAGGGTCATCCCAAAGCAATTCTTCACATTCCAGAAGTGAGGCTCGACAGCCATCTTCAATTCAGAACCAGAACCAACAGCAGGCATTTGGATCTTGGTCCCTTTAGCATTGTAAGCAGCGACACGGAACTGAAGGAGACCTTTAGTCTTCGTCTGTTTCATTGACTCCTGCTTGGCATAGATCTCAAAGTTTCCATCGGCGGTAACTTTGAGCGGGTTTGATTTGGACTTCTCGACCTCAGCGTCTTTTATAGTGCACTCAACCTTATAGGCCTTCTCATAGAGCGCTTTAATCTGGGCACTGAACTCATTGAAGCCAGCCTCATCAACGTGCAATCGGCACTGGTATAAACCATTATCATTGAACCGAGTGTCGGGGTTTTGAAGGTGTGGATATACGGCCTTCCCGACTGGTGTTACTATTACTTTTGTCATTGTCTTTTTATCTTTGGTTTTGGTTTTGTGTTAACTAAAGAAGTATGTTGACTCCTTTATCTTGTTTATCTCAGCATCACCAAACTCTGGCGGTGCCGGGAAATCTAAATCTGGATGTTGTTCCGTTAACTGCGAACGCCACTCACTCAATAGATCACGAGAAAAGAAGTCAACAAAAACTTCACGCAATGTCGCAGAAAGTTGGTCACACTTGTTTGAATGGGTCCCATAGCTGTCATGGATAAACGAGAAATCATAGATTCCATGGTTCTTATTGGCACGCACAACGGTCTCGTGGAGTGCTGAGGCATCCAGGCTGTGGACGACATTAGGGCTTGCCCCGTTGATCATACGACGTCTACTGATGATCTCAGTGTCATCCTCGCGGAACTTAACGCACGTTGCTTTCCCAGAGATATACGTGTTGACCTGTTGGTTGTGGACCTTGTAGTATTCTTGGTGCACTGGGAATCCAGTAGGTGATATCCAAGACAACGCACGGTTCTTGTTGGCGATCAGCCTTGTGCACGCCTGGAACCAGTCCATGCACTCCTTGGGCTTCTGTAAGACCGACTCAATGCCCTTCCAAACGTGCTCAGCCAGCATGTGGATTGCGTAGTAGCGCTTGTCGTCAGCGAAAGGCTTCTCCCGCTTCTTCCCATGGACTTGTTCATCATACCATTCATTGATGTATGCCCGATTAGAATACGGAGTGAGCCCATAGCTGTAGCACATGACAGGCCTCTTGCATGTCTTCCTGTCGATCCCAAAGCTTACCCAAGCCTGCGCCAGCTCATCGCCAGTGGTGGCAAGGGCCTCAAGGCTTTTAAGTGCATTAACAGCAACAACCCCATAGATGTCTTGGGGCGTTTTTGTTGGCAAAACATTCGTCGCTTCCATCCCATACGGATCACGGGTCAGCATCGAGAGGATCTGTAGGCCATTGTTTGAGGCGTCCATGGCCACCGGGAACGCACTGTTGACCTTCCCTTCCGTCTTGTAGGTTGCCCACTCATACACCCACGCAAGGAAAACCCAAGGCATGTCTGCCTCAGTCCATAACAACTCACCCTGAGTGTCGTTGACGACCTTAATGGCGTCCTTGGTGAATCCTTCAGCCCAAAGCCACCGCTCGTGCAAGGTGACCTTGTCGTTGCCCCAAGCGTTCGCCCCGGCAACCGCAAGCCACTTGGCGTCCTGGTCGTTCGCAAGGCGCTCTGTCCGGGCAAACTGAAGGAGCCCTCGGCAAAGGTCGTTCCCCATGACACTCAGTGACGACGCAATGTTGTAGACGCGCCCTCGGAAATCACAATGACTCGGGTAGAAGAA